GTACAGTAGCCGGAGACGGCATGGCCAGCAGAACCGACATATCGACAACCGAGCTGGATACAGGAATCTTCCGGTTCCTGGGCATCGTCTGCTCGCTGTTCTTCGCGTTCTGCGGGGGGTTCATCGGCGGGATCTGGTACGAGGCGCAGCCGCCGAACTACGAATATGCCGCGGCATTTCGGAACGACCAGGAAAGAAGGGAGCACCACGCGAAGCTGGCCTACCACGGCCTCGCGCACGATGTGACAATGATCTACGGGGACAGGCTCGGGGAATATTTTATCCGCGACGGGAAACGATGCGCCTTTGTCGTCCCGGCTAAAAAGCAGTTGGCTGCCAAGTGAGGCGGATCAGAATGAAGACACCGCCGTGCGAAAGATGTCATTCGAAGAACACCTACGGGGATAGCGACGGGATCGGCCCGGTAGTCGCCTGCCTGATGTGCGGGCATCGCTCCGGGACGGGCATCGTGCTGACTCCGGAGCTGGAGGCGACGTGGGGCCTGAAGCGGTGCGACAACTGCGGCCGGGAGATGCAGCTCAGCTCGAAGCTGTGTTCGCTATGCCAGAAGGCGGCGTGCAACAAAACCGGCGAGGCCAGGGAGGCGGCGCTGGCAGAGATCAAGGAGCGGATAGACAACGGCGAAGTCGGCCGCGGCGTGCGCTGGAGCGCTCGCAGAATGGAGGAGACGATGGCAAGGAAAAAGGAACCTTGCGGAAATTGCGGTCGCGTCATGGCGATCGCCGGGGGGGGGGGTATTGCGGGAGCCCTGGCGGAGGTGAAGAAGCACATCGCGAGCGGAGAACTAGGCAAGAGGAAGGCCCAGGCAGCGGAGGCTCCCATCGTAGGCGAGCTGGTTGTGGACGCGCCGGGTCGTGAGATCCCGGTGACACTGCGGCTGACGATCGAGATCGGGATCCGGATCACGGGGATCACGCAGGCGGCATAGGATTCATCATGACGGAATACCGCTGCAATAAATGCCATCGCCTTTTCTTCCGGGCCAAGATCAAAGATGCCTCTATCCAGATCAAGTGCCCGAAGTGCGGCTATGTGCAAAATGTCACAAAATTGCCCGCTAAAAAGAGCTTGACTTCCATAGGGGTAAGTCCGTAGAGTTATCGAAAATTTAGAGCGATCCGATCGCCGATATTTTGGCCTTTTCTGCTGAAAATTCCAGAAGAGGCATAGAGGCTTACGAAGCCCGGTTTCCGGAGAGAAATCTCCGGGGCCGGGCTTTTTTCGTTTCAGGAGATCGTCATGGACGAGTTCAAAGCGATCCATTTCAAAAAGTCGGAATTCACGTGCCGCTGCGGATGCGGAAAAAACAACATCGATCAAAGCCTGGTCTCGAGGCTGGACGAAGTGCGCGAGATCTTCGGCGCTCCAATCGTCATCTCCAGTGGCTGCCGCTGTGAAAAACACAATGCGGCCGAGGGCGGCGTTCACGATTCGGCGCACGTCCTGGGGCTCGCCGCGGACATCCGCGTCACCGATTCCGCCGTGCGCTTTCATCTTCTCAGCATCCTGATGCATCGCTTCGAGCGCATCGGAATCGCGAAGACATTCATCCACGTGGACGTCGACCAGACGAAACCACGGCAGGTTGCTTGGCTGTATTGACTTTTATAGCGCCCCCGGCCGTACCGCACTGAGACGCCGGCCGGGGGACAACCGGATACACGGCTAACCCCGAGGGCCGGGCCCCTCTTAGAACGGACACAGAGTCACGCATGCCCGTGCGGAGGGGCCCACGAAAACAGGAGGAAGTCATGGACTGGAAAGACGTGGTCGCGAAGATTTCCCAGGCTGCGCCGCTGGTCGGGTCGCTGTTCGGACCGGCGGGCACCGCGGTCGGCGGCGTCGTGAAGCTGGCCGCATCCGCCCTGGGCGTGGCGCCGACCGAGGAAGCGATCGCCGCGGAGATTGAGCGGAATCCTGAAGCTGTTTTGAAGCTCCGCGAGTTGGAGATGACGCACAAGGTGGAGATGGAAAAGCTCGCCATCGCGGCGGAAACGGCCCGTCTGGCGGACGTCCAGGACGCCCGGAAGCGCGAGGTGGCGATTGTCCAGGCGACGGGGAAACGCGACTGGAGCCAGGAAATCCTCGGCTGGATCATCGTCACGGGCTTCTTCGCCGTGCTCGGGATCCGCATGTTCGTCACGATCCCCGTCAACCAACTTGAGAATGTCGGCATGCTCATCGGCGCGTTGATCACGGCCTTCACGACAGTCGTTGCGTACCGCTACGGATCGAGCAAGGGAAGCGCCGACCGGGCAGCGCAGATCTCCGCGCTGATGGAGAAAAAGGGGTGAGAGTCAATACTGAAGGAGGTCTTGGGACATGAGTCCGGAAACGATCCACGCGGTGAATGCGATATCGAATCTTCTGGATAAGATCGGGACGCTGCCGATCGGAACGATTCTTGTCCTGGTGACCGTCGGGCCGTGGGTATTCAGCATGCTGATCGGCTATCGGCAGGACAGGCAGTTCAGGGAAATGAAGGCCATGTACGAGAGCAACGTCAGGCTCGTCACATCTCACCAAAAAGTCGCCGACGTCCTGGTGGATACGGTGTCTCTCAATACGAGCAAGTGGACGGAAGCCCTGGACGGCATCCGGACCAACCAATTCTGTCCGATGAATCGGACAACGAAAGTACGAATGGAGGATGTTCCGTGAGCGTAGCCGAGCTGAAAGCACAGATCCAGGCGCGGAAATTCAAGGCGATGGAACTGGCTGCGGAGATGGACCGCCGGGCGAAGGATATCGCGGATCTCATGTCGGCATATCCCCTGGTGAAGCTGAAGGATCTGAAGTTCCGTCTGATCGCATCCATATCGGCCGAGGCCGCGAAACTCCAGGATGAATACCTCCAGATCCAGAAGGAGATCGAGGCTGGAGAAAGGGAGCTTGCAGGCTGATGGGCGGAAAGAAGATCAGGGTTCACAGCCGCATTTCCAGCGAATTGCCTCCGGAGATCCGGCGCGAGGTCGATCGCATGCTTGTCGAGGGCTACACCTACGACGAGATAGAGGCTTGGCTCAAGGGGAAAGGCCACGACATCAGCCGCTCCGGGATCGGCCGGTACGGGAAAGGATTCCTTGCGAGCTACCAGCGGCTGCGGGTGATCGAGGACAAGTCGAGGACCCTCGTATCCGAGGCGGGAGAAGGGATGATCCTGGAGGAGGCCGCCTCCAAGATATTCGCCCAGATGATCATCGAAGCGCAGCTCAGCGGCGAACTGGACATCAAGGAACTGCCGAGGATCATTTCCGACTTCGCAAAGTTGCAGGGGTCGGTCGTGCTGCGTGAACGGCTCAAGCATGACTTCAGCGAACGAGTGACGAGAGCCGCCGACGACGTCGTGAAGATCGCAAAGTCCAAGGGGCTCACCGACGCGGCGGCCAAGGAGATCCGGGACAAGATCTTGGGGATCGTTTGAACATGAGCGACGTTGCACACAATTCGGATTTCGACCAGGCACGCGCGGCAACCGGGATCCTGCTGCCCTACCAGAGGCGGTGGGTGGCGGACACGGCCGACGTGAAGGTCATGGAGAAATCGCGCCGGGTCGGCATTTCCTGGGCCGAGGCCGCCGACGACGCCCTCTACGCCTCCGAGAAGGGGCGCGGCGAGAAGCGTGACGTCTGGTACATCGGCTACACGAAGGACATGGCCCAGGAATTCGTCGGCGACTGCGCCAACTGGGCTCGGGCCTACAACCTCGTCGCTTCCAGGATGGAGGAATACGAGGAGATCGACGAGGAGGAATTCGAGGGCGTCGTCCGGGAGCGGAAGATCCTCGCATACCGGATCACCCTGGAATCCGGATGGCGGATCACGGCGCTGTCCAGCCGCCCCACGAACCTGCGCGGCAAGCAGGGCCGCGTCATCATCGATGAGGCGGCGTTTCACGACGATCTGCCCGGCCTCATCAAGGCCGCGAAGGCGCTCCTCATCTGGGGCGGCCAGGTCCGGATCATCTCCACCCACTTCGGGGATTCCAACGAGTTCAACAGCCTGGTCCAGGAGATCCGCGCCGGGAAGAAGCCCTACAGTCTGCATCGGGTCGACTTCGACGAGGCCCTGACGGACGGCCTCTACCACCGGATCTGCGAGGTGCTGAAGCGCGAGTGGACGCCGGAGGCCGAGGCGGCCTGGCGTCAATCCGTCATCGATTCCTACGGCGAGGATGCCGACGAGGAGCTCTTCTGCATCCCGAGCCAGGGCAGCGGGATCTGGATGACGCGGGCGCTGATCGAAACCTGCCTATCGGTCGAGATCCCCGTGATCCGGTACGAGCAGCCGGCTTCATTCGCCGAACTGCCGGACGATGTCCGCTTCGCCGAGGTGCAGGACTGGTGCAAAGAGACGCTGCAGCCGCTGTTGGCTCTCGTCGACCAGGACCATAACGCCGTCGTCGGCGAAGACTTCGGCCGTACTGGAGACCTGACAGTCTTGATCCCGCTCGTGGAAAAACAGAACGCCAATTGGCGCGCCCCATTTCATGTCGAGCTGCGGAACATGCCTTTTCTGCAGCAGGAGCAGATATTCAAATA